AAATTTCCAGGGAAGGCTACAATGTCACAGAAATGGACTGCTACATTTGTAGAAGGTTTAGATAAGAAGATATTTGCGGCTTTAACTGGCTGGGCTCAAGCTACTATAAATGCTCGGACTGGAATTGGACTTCCTGATGTTATGTTAAAGTCGGACATCTATTTATGGTGTTTGAAGTCTGATGGTAAACCTTGGTTAAAAATTAAATTGGTGGGTTGTTATGTAGAGTCTGTAGAAGATGTTCCTTTGACATATGATACAGAAGCTATTGTTGTGTTTAATACAACCTTTAGTTACGATTATTGGGAAGAGGTATGATTGAAAAGATTCCATTTGATCTTTCAGGATTCACCAATAGTATAGTGCGGAAGACTTGGCTTCTTCAAAGAGCCTTTAATTGGCAGCTTATAATGCCACATACTATAAATGGGATAATGGGAATATTTGTATCTCAATATTGCCAGGATATTAACTTTGGTGATTATAGTATGAATGAACTTTCAGTCTTACGTTATGGTTCACAACAGAGATTTTATGCTGGATTAGAAGAAATTAATAATGTTGTGTTAAAATTTTTAGCTCCAGTAGATAATACAGTAATAGATTATTTTTCTGGTTGGAAAGAATTAATTATAAGTAAAGAAGGATATTATTTTCCAAAAAGCAGTTATAAGAAAAATATCTATGCTGCTACATATGATCGAAGTGGAATTCAGAGTGTTAGTTTTGAATTTTCAGGTTGTTTCCCCAAAACTAGACCCAAATACGCTTTATCATATTCTGCGGAAGGTCTGCAGGAGATAGAAATTGTTATTAGTGTGGATAAAATTGTATCAAAATCTATAATCGGTGGTCTTCAGAAGAAGATTATTGAATCTGTTGGATCAGCTTTAGGTAAGGTTACAGATGTAATTAAAGGAGGTGGTGGTCCTGGAGAACACTGGGCTGGAGGTAATACTTCTTCTGGACTTGGAAGTGTGACTCCACAAGGTACAATGTATACTTAATTAGTATAAAAAGATTATATTTAAAAGAGGAGAAAGTAAAATGAGTGAGAATTATTTGCCTATAAGTTTGCCTTCTAAATGCCTTCCTTATGATGGTATAGATTCAAGTAAAGTTTTGATCCGTCCATATTGTGGAAGTGATGAAATTTTGTTATCTCAAATTACTCCATTAAATTTGGAATCAAAATTTCTTTGTGTTTTAAAAAATGTATTGCAAGGAATTGATCCAGAGAGACTAACTTTAGGAGACAGATTTTATATTATTTTGTGGGAGTTTATTAATTCTTATACTAATATAATATCTCTTACAACTTTGTGTAGTAATTGTCTTAAAGAAGTTGAATTTTCTGTAGATCTTTCAGTTTTGGATGTAACTTATTTACCTGAAGGTTATAAGCAACCTTATTCTGTTACTCTTTCTGATGGATCTAAAGTTAAGTTAAAACTTTTGAGTGTAAAAGATGTAATAGAGGCAGAAAAGTATTCTAAGAATGATTCTGAAAATGATTTTTTGTATGAATATGCTGGATCAATTGTAGATGATAATGGTTTGCCAGAGAGAGTAACTTGGTTAAAGAATTTGAAGGCTAGAGATTTGGCACTTATTCGAGTATTTCAAGAAAAATTTGTTCATGGACCTAATATGGTTACGAAAGTAATATGTCCTAAATGTCAGGAGGAGGAAGAAATAATTATACCCTTTCGATTTACATTCTTTTTTCCTGCGGGTGCGGCCCTTGTCGATGCTTTTGGAAAGAGAATTTAGTTTGTGTTGGCATGTTCCTGGATTTAATTTGGGAGATTTAAGGAAAACAGATTCTAAAATTCTTGATTGGTATTGGGGACGATTAGTAAAACAAAAACATGATGATTTAGAAAGTAAATAAAATAATGTTTAAAAAATATAATTATGATCGGTTGAATTTTGACGAATATAATATAGAATTTCTGGGGGTATTATATAGAAAATTGTCTAAAGATTATTTGAAGTTTTTTGGTCAGATGACTAAATTATATAAAAGAGGAGATAATAAAAAGAAATCCTTAGAAACTATTGAGAAGATAAATCGAACCTTGGTATTTTTAAGTCATGTGATTAATGGAGGCATATTAACAAAAAAAGAAATTTCAGATGTATTTGTTTTAATTGATGAAATTAATGCTAGTAGAGATTATTTTATTTCTGAATCTTCTGGAAATGTTGCTTTAAGAGAACGAATGGATAAGATATCAAAGGAGACAGGAATAAATGCTAAAGATCTTAATTTAACACAGGAGCATATTCGTTCAGGAATTAAGCAGACTCAAAAATCAAGGAGAGAAGGTGTTTCTAAATTTATGAAAAGGACGGCTCCAGGAACGTTAGGTTTGGGTAAAAATATTCTTGGAGGCTTAGGTACATCTTTAACTGGTCCATTTGCTCCTATATTGGGTATGGCAGGGACTGCTTTAAAAGATATTTGGAATGTTGGTAAAGGTATTGGAGGTAAGATTAGAGAGCATAGAGAACGTGCTGTAGGTTCACAATTGAAGCCAGCATCTTTTGGTGCAGAGCATACTGGTTTTGGAGGAGAAGATTTTTCAGGTGGTTTTGGAAATAGGAATTTAGGTTATAGAAGATCTTATGGTAAGAGAAAATCTCGTTATAAACATAGTTTATTTTCTAGATTACCTTTTAGAAAACCAACTTTAAGAGGAACAGTTGATTTAACAGATTCTTTAGAATTATTTTATGATAAAAAAGCTTATAAGGCAAAATGGACTAAAGAACTTCTTCAGAGGATTAAAGATATAAGTAAGGGTAAATCAAAAGATGGTGGTGGTTTAGGTTCTCTTTTAGGATTAAGTTCAAATTTTAAACTTTTAGGAGCATCTATATTGCCATTATTAGGAAAAACAGGTTTATTTGCAGCATTAGCTGTTGCTGATATTTGGGCTGCAGGTAGAATAAAAGAATTTGGGGAAACTGTATTGGAATATACTGATGTTATTAAAAAAGCCAGGGAGAGTATAAAGAAGCAATGGGATTTGCAATTGAAATCTATTGAAAAAGGACAAATGAGTGCTGCTGAGATAATGCAGGATCCTACTAAATCACCAAAAGAACGTGCTGCTGCTAGAGTTTCTATGAAAGTATCAGAAAAGGAGAATGAGAAAATAATAAAAGAAAAAGCTACTGAGTGGGCTGATTTACCTCATACTGAAGGAATACCTAAATTAGTTTCTTGGTTTTGGAGTGGTATGAAAGTAATTGGACAAGAGATTAAAAATACAGATTGGCGAGGTCGTCCTTTAAAACCACCTTCAGGAGGAACTGGTGGAACTTCTTCTGGAACTATACCTGAAAGGATGGAGAATACTAAACTTATAAATTCATTGGACAAATTGTCTCAACAGCTTGAGAAAAATAGATCAGCTTCTCCTGTAAGAGGACCTTCTATAGGGAATTCTTTTGATGCAGCAGATCCATTACTAAGTAATTTTGCTGCTGGGAAATTAACTTTGGGTGGTGAGTAATATGGCTAATAATGTAAATCAGGGAAAAGAAATTGGTGGCACTACTTTTTTTAGTGTTGGAAGAGAGACTCCAGGTAAAGGATTTAATTTGGTGGAATATGGATATCAAGCAGATGGAGAAGGAGTTCCTCCAGAATATTTAGTTAGGATTTCAAGTCTTAGAAATAGATGTACTGTTGTAGGAGTTCTTCAAGAAGATATACAGACAAGAGTTGAATCTGTTTGGGAGCCATTTATTAATGCATCTATGTTGACTACAGGTAATATGTTGATACAAGCATTAACTGGAAGTCAATCTTCTATGATTAGTAAGGCCACAAGTCGAAGACTTTGGCAAGGATCTACTCCAATGGTTATTTCTTTGAAACTTAAATTTGAAGCTGTGAATAATACTTTTACTGAAGTAGTAGAACCTTGTAGATTATTGCAATGTATGGCTTTGCCTTCTGAACCTGCAAATTTTAGAGGGGTAAGTCTTCAGGCAGTTTGGGATACTGGTAAAGATCTTTTTACTGGTGGATTAACTAAGGCTTTGAGTAATATACCATTTTTAATTCCTCCTGGACCTACTCCATTTACTACTGAAGGGATTTTGTCTGCAAATAAACGAACTATGGGTAAAATAGATATGGAGGATTCAACTGGTGGAGATAAAATATTTATAGAAATAGGTCGATTTTTAAGTTTTTGGAGTGTAATAGTTAAAGAAGTCCCTCTGGTTCATCATTTAAAATTTGATCATGGAGGGAATCCGATAAGTGCAGAAGCTCAAGTAGTTTTTGAAACATATGAAATGTGCACAGTTCAATCATTGGAGGATAGTTACAATAAAAAGAATATGTCTTCTGTTGAGGGAAATTAGTAATGCCTAGTGGTGTATATAAAAGAACTGAAGAAGTTAAAACAAGATTGAGGAAATTATTTCTAGGTAAAAAGCATTCTAAAAAGACTAAAGAATTAATATCTGCTGCTTCTAAAGGAGTTCCTAAATCTCCAGAACATCGGGCTGCTATTAAAGAAGTTTTAAATGATCCAGATGTAAAAGCTAGAATAGCTATTGCTATAAAAGAAGGTAAAAATACTTCTTTTGGTATTATTAATTCTTCTGTTGGTCAAATTAAAAGATTTGAAGATCCCAAAGAACATGAGAAAATATCTGCTGCTAATTATAAAAGATTTGAAGATCCCAAAGAACATGAGAAAATATCTATAATTTCCATAAAACTTTGGCAAGATCCTGTTTATATTGCAAAGCAAATAAAAGCTCGTCATACTTTTCCTAATAAACCAGAGAAATTTTTAATTAAATTTCTAGAAGAATTATTTCCTAAAGAATGGAAGTATGTAGGAAGTGGTGATTTAATTATAGATAGAAAAAATCCAGATTTTGTTAATGAAAAGCAAAAGAAAATAATTGAATTATTTGGTAATTATTGGCATGGAGAAGAAAGAATAGGAAAAACAAAAGAAATAAATGAAAAAGAGAGAACAGATTTATTTACTAAATATGGATATCAAACTTTGATTATTTGGGAATATGAATTAGAAGATTTGGAAAAAT